AAGAAGACACATAAGCAAAGACCCCTTAGTTGACCCTAAGAAGTTCAGGGCGAAGCTAAACGCGTACATAAACAAGAACGGTCATTTTACTTATACCGCCAAATAACCTTAACGGTAGGGCTACCCTACCAACTCGGAGAAACTTATGAGCTACAGAAACAATCATGGTGTACCTTTGGTATCAGACTTAGAAACAAACAAGGAATGGCTTACCTTTACATTCGCAGATATGAAAAGCCCTCAGTTTAGGCTACCTGCCGTTAGTGGTAATGGCAATACAACAGAATACTTAATACCCTATATAAAGGAGGTATCTAAAGGACTAAGACACGCATATAAATTCGCTGTCAAAAACAAGGACTACGAAAAAAGGTATTATGTCTACGACCTCAACGACCTATTTCCTTTAGGGTGGATAGGTTATGGAGACTTTAGCGTATCTACCGAAGGGCAGTTAAAGTACGTGGTGTATGCAACCAATGTAAGCAACAACAAGTACGACGATTACAGGCAACAGCACCACATGCGTATGTCAGAGAATTTTTCCACCGCTGTACGTAACGCCAAAAAACACCTCCTGCCTATACCACACATAGACGTTGCAAGACGTACCCTTGATGAAACTAGAGACAAGCTAGGTGATTTTATTAATAGTACTAGACAACAACTTAGGACAAACCTAGATAAGCTCGGTGTGAACAGCAACATAGCTAATTGTAAAAGATCACAGGTGTGGTTAGAGCTATGCCATAAACTAGACGTTGAACAGCAATTCCTATCTTCCGAATTCAAAGACATACTAGTCAAAGCTCGTTCTCTACTCAAAGTCATAGAGGAACGTGAGTCCGTACCTATTAATATGTACTGCGTTAGGGTATACGAACGTCTAGGTCAACAGACCTTTGATGTAATCCTAATACCCAACTTACCGAGTGCGTATAACTTAAATCTTTCAATAGATAACGAATACGGTAGCCGAAGGTACAACAGTGCTGAGACCCTACCACCAGAGATAATGTCTAAGGTGTCTGTACTGGCTATATGTAATGTAGGAGACTTTATTGAGGATGTTGGACACAGAAACATGGAGACATTATATTATGTCTACGCTTAACATGTCTACATACGATAAGTCACAACAAGACAGTGTATACCACGTAAAAGTAGATAACGACACGGATAGTATCGTACTGGTATGTATTGGTACGGATTGTGTTGACTCACCCCTTAGTGATGGGTATTATTGTGGTAAGGATATACCTGAATGGCTGATAAGTAAGATAGCCGTTCTAAGCATAGCTACTCATGCAACTGATGACATAATCGGAAACGCGTGGGTAGATGGTATAGGTAAACGTATTGATGAGGACACCTACTGGGTTAACGCTCCGTAGGGCTACCCTACGGTATAGGAGAGCAATATGCTTGAACTTATTATAGGTATCATCTTAGTAGTAGTCATGGTCTGGTTAATGTGGGGGGCTATGCTAATAGTTAATGATAAGCAACGTGAGTTTATCAAGCGTAAACAGGAACAGGTCTCAGGAGAAGAAACCAATGGCGATGACACCGGAAGGCAAAGTAAAGAAAAAGATAGTTGAGCAGTTAAAGACGTTAGGGTGTTACTACTTTTTCCCTGCTACAGGGGGATACGGTAAGAGCGGAGTCCCTGACATAGTGGGATGCTATAAAGGTAGGTTCTTTGGTATCGAATGTAAGGCGGGCAAGAACAAGACAACAGCACTTCAGGATAACAACTTATCAGCTATAGCACTAGCAGGTGGTGTCGCCGCAGTCGTTAACGAACTCAACATGCATGACATAGAAGAATTACTCGGAGACCATAATGGAGAAGTGGCAAAGACGTGGCAGACAGATCACTGACTTGACGATGGACGATTGGGATAAGGTAGCACAAGGATTACCTAAAGACGACGAAAGACATGAGTACGTGAAAATGGCTAAAGACATACAGAGTATAGTTATAGAGCAAGAAGATATGGTGAACTCACCAAACCACTACACGTCAGGTAGCGTCGAATGCATTGACGGTATAGAAGCATCCATGAGTGCAGAAGCATTCAAGGGTTACTGCAAAGGTGCGGCACTGAAATACTTGTGGAGATACGAGCGAAAGGATAAGTCGTTAGAGGACTTGAAGAAAGCGCAGTGGTACCTAAACAAGTTAATAGCAAGTGTGGAGGGGTAATGGATCTCATAACCGTAGACTTTGAAACGTATTATGACAAAGACTTTTCACTACGCAAGATGACAACCGAATCTTACATCCGTGACCCTCGCTTTGAGGTGATCGGTGTAAGTGTTAAGGTAAACAATGGCAACACCGAATGGGCTAGCGGTACACATGAAGAACTCAAAGATTACCTTAATACTTTCGACTGGGCTAATTCTGTACTTTTGGCTCACAATACTCTGTTTGATGGTGCTATTCTTTCTTGGGTATTTGATGTTCATCCTCGTATACTTACCGATACTTTGTGTATTGCTCGTGCCCTACATGGTGTGGAAGTGGGTGGTTCACTTGCGGTACTAGCACAACGGTACAAGATAGGAGAGAAGGGTACAGAAGTAGTAGACGCTATGGGTAAGAGGCTTGGAGACTTCACCGAGTCAGAATTAGATAAGTATGGAGACTACTGCGTTAATGACGTTGAGTTAACGTATAAGTTATTCTCTATTATGGGTAAGGACTTTCCGAAACAGGAACTACGCATAATAGATCGTACCTTGCGTATGTTCACTGAGCCTATGTTAGACCTAGACCTACCTATGCTACACCAACACCTTGAATCAACTAAAAAAATTAAAGAGGATCTCATAACAGCTTCTGGAGTGACTAAGAAGGAGTTGATGAGTAACCCTAAGTTTGCTGAGTTGCTTAAAGGGTTAGGCGTTTTACCCCCTATGAAATTAAGTCCTACTACAGGCAAACAAACATTTGCATTCGCCAAGTCAGACGAAGGGTTCAAAGCTTTACTTGACCACCAAGACCCACGAGTACAGACGTTAGTGTCAACACGTTTAGGTACGAAGAGTACACTTGAAGAGTCTCGCACCGAGAGATTTATAGGTATCGCTAGTCGGGGACTAATGCCTATACCCATCAGATACTATGCCGCACACACTGGCAGATGGGGAGGGGATGATAAGATAAACATGCAGAACCTACCTAGTCGTGGACAACATGGTAAGAAGTTAAAGAAGAGTATCATTGCGCCCGAAGGTTACACACTGATTGATTGTGATTCCTCACAGATTGAAGCGCGAGTGTTGGCATGGTTGGCAGAGGAGGGGGGACTGGTTTCGGCCTTCGCTAACAAGGAAGACGTGTATATAAAAATGGCGGCTGTCATATATAACGTACCCGAGGAGCAAGTAACTAAAGAACAACGGTTTGTAGGTAAGACTACTATTCTAGGTTGTGGGTACGGTATGGGGGCAGAACGATTCGTGGAACAGCTAAAGACGTTTGGAGTAGACATGCCACTGCTAGAAGGTCGTCGGGTTGTAAAGATATATCGCGAGGCCAACGCTAATATAGATAAGCTATGGAGAACATGTCAGGCAATGCTAGTTGATATGTCCCGTGGTAACTACGGTACGTTTGGCCCAAGAGGTATAGTTAAGTATGGGTCGGATAGTGGTAACGCATGGACAATACTCCCCTCTGGACTCAACATGCGTTATGACGATCTATCGTGGACACAAGGTACTAAAGGTATTGAGTTTGATTATAAGACTAGGAATGGCCGAACCAGAATATACGGTGGTAAGGTGGTAGAGAACATATGCCAAGCATACGCAAGATGTATAATTGGGGATCAGTTGATAAATATAACCAAGAAGTACCGAGCAGTGCTTACAGTACATGATTCCGTAATATGTTGCGTACCGATAGATGAAGCTAAAGAAGCACAGGCATACATAGAAGCGTGTATGCGTAATACACCTGAATGGGCGGAAGGTTTACCTCTAGACTGCGAGTCTGGTATAGCCAAAGCCTACGGAGATTGTGAACCTGATGAGTAATGTTATAGATATGAACAAGCATAAGAGTTGGAAGAAGACTAAGGACGTTGAGACCAATGGCCCCCACATGCAAATAATCGTGGGGGAAGACCATGAACAAGGTATTCTCGTATTTGTACGACAAATAGATGTTGAAGGCACTACTTCACATAAGAGACAAATTGTACTTGATGTGGAGATGTTACATACTCTTATAGAAGGACTATACGAAGCGGCTGAAGCAATAGAGAAGGATCAGAATAAGTGAGTATAAAGCCTTGGTCGTTCTCTAAGATCAAATCATTTGAGCAGTGCCCCAAGAAGTTTCACCACCTCAAGGTGGTCAAGGATTATAAAGAACCTGAGACAGAAGCAATGTACTACGGTACAGCGTTTCACTTAGCGGCAGAAGAATACGTTAAGGATGGTACGCCCCTACCTAACAAGTTTATGTATGGTAAGGCAGTATTAGACTCTCTTATAGATAAGAAGGGAGAGAAGATATGCGAGTTGAAGATGGGACTCACAGAGAACCTAGAACCCTGCGACTTTTTTGCCAGTGATGTATGGTGGAGAGGCATAGCAGATTTGGTTATTCTTGATAGGGAATCTAAGGTAGCATGGGTTATAGACTACAAGACAAGTAAGAACACTAGGTATGCAGATAGGGGTCAGTTGGAGCTTATGGCTCTAGCAGTATTTAAGTACTACCCCGACATAGAAACGGTACGTGGTGGATTAGTGTTTGTAGTGTGTAACGAGTTAGTGAAAGAACAGTATGACTATACAGTAGCACCGAGCCTGTGGGCTAAGTGGCTTGCCGATTACAATCGTATGGAGCAAGCCTACATAAAAGATGTGTGGAATGCTAACCAAAGTGGACTATGCAAACGTCACTGCGTAGTAACAGAATGTGTTTACAATGGGAGAAACTAATGCCGTACAAAAATAAGGCAGACCGAAAGAAACAAAAGAACCCACCAGTGGGTAGCCCTGCACATGAAGCCCGAATGGAAAGACAACGCGCTAGACGAGCTATGGACAGAAACAGCGTAGATGCTAACAAAGATGGTAGGGCTGACAAGCGAGAAGGTAAAGACGTTAGCCATAACAAAGCATTGAGTAGGGGTGGTAGTAATAAGGATGGGGTTCGTGTGGAAAGTAAATCCGCTAACCGTAGTAGGAACTACAAAAATAAAAAATGATGGTGTATGAGACGTTGCCTAGATGCGTCATAAAAGAAAATACGTTGCCCTCCGAGGCGATCCCCCTTTAACGTATAAAATTTAGGAAGTCCAAAATATATAACAAGGCAGACTTAGCCCTATCTGTGGACGAAGCAGGGCTTATTTTAAATGCGCTAATGCGCTAATCAGTTATTCAGTTATTCAGTTATTCAAGTTATTCAGTTATTCAAGTTATTCAGTTATTCAGGTTATTTAATTTTGGGTGTAGAACGTACCTATGGGGACTACCAACCTAACAAGTTAACAGGACAATGAAAATATGCAGATAGTAGACAACAGGGCGTTACTGTTACGCCTTCGCAACCCTAGTCAAGTGACTACGGTAATACCAAAGAGTAAAGAGTTAGAAGATAATCAAGTGTTAGTTAACTGGGGTATAGAAGAGGCTCATGTACTCCGTAACTTAAATATAAAGGCACCTTCTCCTATAGAAGGTAAGTACGAATGGACGGGGCAGTACGCACCATTCGACCACCAGAAAACTACCTCTGCCTTTTTAACACTTAACCGTAAGTCGTTTTGCTTTAATGAGCAAGGTACAGGTAAGACAGCATCCGCTATATGGGCATCTGATTACCTACTAAACATTGGTAGTATCAACCGCGTGCTAGTCATATGCCCACTATCTATTATGGATTCCGCATGGCGTGATGACTTGTTTAAGTTCGCTATGCACAGGACAGTTGATGTAGCCTACGGTGCGGCAGAGAAACGTAAGAAAATTATTAATAACGGTGCTGACTATGTAGTAATAAATTACGATGGTTTAGCTATCGTCGAAGACACTATAGCTAATGGAGGATTTGATTTAATAATCATAGATGAAGCTACTCACTATAAGAATCCTCAGACTGCTAGATGGAAGACTTTAAACAGATTAGTTAAACCTAATACTTGGTTATGGATGATGACAGGTACCCCTGCGGCACAAAGCCCCTTGGATGCGTACGGTCTAGCCAAGTTAATAAACCCCAATAGCGTACCTAAGTTCTTTGGTTCTTTTCGCGACCAAGTAATGCGTAAAGTAACTAACTTTAAATGGGTGGCTCAAGAGACAGCTACAGAGACAGTGTATAACGCGTTACAACCTGCTATCCGATTTACTAAAGAAGAGTGCCTTGATTTACCACCAATGATATATGTTAAGAGAGAGGTTGAGTTAACACGTCAACAGAAGAAGTATTATAAAGAACTAAAAGACAGAATGGTAATGCAGGCATCAGGTGAGCAGATAACCGCTGTCAATGCGGCAGTGAGTATGAACAAACTATTGCAAATATCCGCAGGGGCAGTATATACAGACGATGGAGGAGCACTAGAGTTTGACATAAAACACCGCTATAAAGTGTTAAGAGAAGTCATAGATGAGTCTAGTAACAAAGTATTAGTGTTTGTTCCCTTTAAGCATGTAATAGACATACTTACTAATAAGCTACGAGAAGATAATATATCCACAGAAATAATACGTGGGGATGTAAGCGCCCCTAACCGAACTAGGATATTTAAACAATTTCAAGAGCAAGATGATCCAAGGGTGCTAGTTATTCAACCTCAGTCTGCGGCTCACGGTGTTACGTTAACAGCGGCAAACACCGTAGTATGGTGGGGGCCGACAAGCTCACTAGAAACTTATCTACAAGCTAACGCTCGTGTGCATAGGTCAGGACAAGATCATAAATGTACAGTTGTTCAGCTACAAGGATCTAGTGTAGAGAAACGTGTTTACACACTGTTAGATAGTAGAATAGACGTACACACAAAAATGATTGACCTTTACAAAGAAATACTTGACTAGCGTACAAATAGTCACTAAAGTGTACATCTCGTCAACGATTGGAGGAAGTATGAGTAGCAATGTAACCCCTGAGAAACTGACCGAGACTTACTTGAAGATAAAGGTAAAGAGAGCTGAACTGTCAGCAGAGTTCAAAGATAAGGACTCTAAGCTTGCGAATAGTCTTGAGACAATAAAAGGCGCACTGCTCAAATACTGCGAGGATCAAGGTGTAGAGAGTGTTAAGACATCAGCAGGTTTATTTTACAGATCAGTTAAGACTAGGTATTGGACTAGCGATTGGGAGTCTATGTACAAATTTGTTATGGAGAACGAGGTACCAGAGTTCTTTGATAAACGTCTTAACCAAGGTAATGTTCGGCAGTTTTTAGAAGACAACCCCGACCTTGTACCTAAAGGTCTTAACGTAGATTCAGAATACGCAGTTGCGGTAAGGAAAAAATAATGAAAAAGAAAGAAACGTTTGTACCTATAGAGGAGATAGCCGACCACTTTGCGGTATCGGTATCAACTATACGTGCGTGGGTACGCAGAAAAAACATAACCCCTGATTCTTATATCAAAGTAGGCAGTACTTACAGGTTTAGGATTTCAGACGTGACTGACTCGTTACTGGCTAATGGATCTAAGGTTGATCCTACAGAGGATGGGTTGAAAACTAGCAAGACTTCTCATCTAGGCGTACAAAAAGAAGCCGAGGATATGGTAGCAAGTCACATGGAGAGAAAAGAATCCCTAGTAACTGCCGCAGAAATGGAAGAGTTATTCGACGAGGATATCTAGTGTGCGTCGAATTAGTTTGTACGGTAGTAAGTTTTCTATTGTGGTTGGGAAAGAAACAGCTATTATAGAAGAAGATTTTAAGGACATCATAATTGTTAATGCGGCACCTGTATCACGATCATATTTTGAGAATGCTTACGACCCTAATAGGTCAGTGGCACCAACGTGTTGGTCAGCAGATACGCAAAGACCTTCTGTAGATGTACTTGAAGAGAACAAGCAAGCCGCCCGTTGTATGGATTGCCCACAGAATATACGTGGGTCAGGGAGTAACCGTGGACGTGCTTGTAGGTTTGCCCAACGCCTAGCTGTTGTGTTTGATGGACAACTAGACGAGGTATACCAACTACAGTTACCTGCTACATCTATATACGGTAGGGGTAACAGTGGACACATGCCGATGCAAGGATATGTTAAGTTTTTGTCTAGCAGAGGTTCTGTAGCAACTCGCATTGTTACGCGAGTATATTTTGATGAACAAAGTCCGATCCCTAAACTTTATTTTAAACCAATACGTTCGTTGAATGAAGGCGAGGCAACCAAGGTTTCAGAGTTAAAGAACAACCCCGACACGTTAAAGGCTATAAGTCTAGACGTGCCTGCGGAACCTAAGTCTCCTTTCTCAGCAGTAGAAGGTTTTGAATTAAACGCAACCAGTAAAGGAAATTAGTATGAGTTATATTATTGAAAACGTAGAAATACTTTATCCACGTATTAACCAACCTTATAGATACGATGCTTCAGCAGGTGAAAACGGTAAGAGTGTACCCTGTGACGCGTTTGAGGACGGTGCTAAGTACGAGACAAAGTTTAGCATGGATAAAGACAAAGCCAAGTCTTTGTATGGACAGATGGATGAGGCTTACCAAAAAGCAAGGGAGAAAAATTGGCCTGATAAGATTGCATTTCCCTTCGACAAGCAGGAAGACGGTTCGTTTACAGGTAAGGCTGTACTTAAAGCGGCATATGGTAAGGAAGCTACTAATCCCCCAAAGCAGTTTGATGCTAAGAGTAAGGAGTTACCAGAGGACTTTCAACTTACTACGGGCAGTACGGCTAATGTTGCTGTTACCTTCTATCCGTATAATATGATAAGTGGAGCAGGTGTATCCATACGCTTACGTGCTGTACAGGTAATTAAGTACTTACCTATGGAAGCGTCATCTCCGTTCGGTGTAGTAGCAGATGGGTTTGAGTTAGATAGTGACAACCCCTTTGAAACTGTCTCCCCTGCAAATGTTGCTTCAGCCAAAGTTAACGAAGCTCAAACTCCTGTAGTATCTGATGACTTGTTTGGAGACGATACCTCAGAAGAAGCTCCCGTGGAACAACCTAAGAAAACCGCTAAGAAGAAGTCCGTGGCACCAAAAGAAGAAGACAAAGACTTAGCATCCATTGTTGATAATTGGGACGGTTAAAACCTCTCTACTTAAATAACCTGTAGCTAGGATACTTTTCCGAAAAGGGTGCATATGCACCCCTGCTACCCTACCTCTCGGATGCGGATATGAATACTAAATCATTTTTGCAAAGAGCTTTAGCCGACAGCGGTTCCTATTGTATTTGGGCGCATAATAAGAAGACTGATCGTATACACCAGAAGTTTTACTCTACTACGGATCAGTTGATAGACAAAGCGCACGAACTAAATGCAGACGGATACGATTGTTACTTTGCTCTTGCAACCTTTAAAGAACCTACCTCACGGAAGGTTACGAACGTACACAAGCTACAGTCGTTCTTTTTTGACATAGACTGTGGTGATGATAAGGACAAGGAAGATAAGGGATACCTTACACAAGAAGCCGCGATAATAGCTTTACATAGTTTTTGTAAGACACTTAACCTACCTACTCCTTTACTTGTTAATTCTGGACGAGGTGTACACGTACACTGGCACTTGTCTGAACCTGTTATATATGATGATTGGTTTCCAGTAGCTTCACGTTTGAAGTCTTTAACTAAGACACATGGTTTGATCTGTGACCACTCAGTTACCTCTGATGCGGCTAGGATATTACGTATACCTTCTACGCATAACCATAAGACTACTCCCCCTACAGAGGTTTCTTACTTCGGTAACACTGACCAAAAGCTAGTTAACTTTGACGCATTCTCCGAACTGCTAGGACATGACACGATACCAGTCCCCGAACGTATGGTGGAAGAGTTTAGTGCGGTAGTGCAGGGGTTATATGGTAACAAAGAAAATTACTTTGCAGACATTATAGCTAAGAATGGTAAGGGAGAAGGCTGTGCTCAGATAGCACATGTAATGGAAAGCCCTAACGAGATTAGTGAACCCCTATGGTTTGATGCTGTATCTATTATCAAACACTGCGTGGATGGTGGTAGAGAAGGCGCACATAAAATATCACGAGGCTACGAGGGTTACGATGCTACAGAAACAGATAGTAAGTATGACACTACAAAACATGTTCACAGATGCGATACATTTAACGACAACAGGCCAGACGTATGCACAGACTGCAAGCATTGGGGCAAGATTGGTTCTCCTATAGTACTAGGGCAACGGATAAAAGAAGCAGATGAGGAAGATAACGTAGTATCTATGAAGACAGAACTGGGGAGTAGTGAGGTATACACTATACCAACATTTCCTAAACCCTATTTTCGTGGAGCTACTGGTGGGGTTTACATACGCACCAAGACAGAAGATGGGGACGTAGATGAGAAATTGATCTACCACAATGACTTGTATGTAGTTAAGCGTATACAAGACGTTGAAAGTGGTGAGAGTATAGTTATGCGTCTTCACCTACCTATAGATGGTGTTAGAGAGTTTACTGTCCCACTGACTGCTGTTACCTCCAAGGAAGAGTTTCGTAAGCATATGGCCGCGCATGGTGTGGCTGTAACTAAGATGGATGATATTATGAATTACACTACTAGGTGGGTAAACGAGTTACAGGCTACTACTGCTACCCAACATGCTCGTAGACAGTTTGGTTGGACAGGGGATGACTTTAAGTCCTTTGTGTTAGGCGGTCAGGAAGTATTTGCGGATAGTATAGAGTCTAACCCACCTTCTACTCCCACTAAGGATTTGTTTCATGCCTTTAAACCAAAAGGTACTCTAGATGAATGGAAGGACATGGTTAACTTCTATAACCGTGATGGATTTGAACTGCACCAATACATAGTAGCTACAAGCTTTGGCTCCCCCCTTATGGCGTTATCTCCCATAGCTTGCTCTGGGTTTCATATAACAGGTGACACTGGATTAGGTAAGACAACTGCTATGTTCGCGGCGGCTTCGGTGTGGGGTAAGCCAAAAGAATTGGTGATAGATAGAAATGATACGCAAAACTCTAGGATGTTACGCGGTGAGGTATACCGTAACTTGCCTTTGTACATTGATGAGATGACAAACGCCAAGCCAGAAGACCTTTCAGACATGATCTATCAACTCTCTGGAGGTAGACAGAAAAACCGTATGGCAGGGGGTGGTAACGTAGAACGTGCTAGGGGGGAACCTTGGAGTCTACTAACAGTTACAACAGGTAACGTAAGTATCATTGAGAAAGTTAGTATGGCTAAAGCTATGCCGAAAGCAGAGGCGCAAAGGATGTTAGAAACTAAGGCAAAGAAGCTGTTTGACGAGGCGCAGACTAAACACCTTACCGACTCACATGCTCATAATGCAGAGAATCTCTACGGACACGCAGGTATTATATACATGCAGTATGTGTTGTCTAACCTAGAAGAAGTTAAGACTTTACTATATAGAGTACAGAAAGCTATAGATAAAGAAGCAGGGCTTAAAGCGGAGAACCGTTTTTGGTCGGCAGGGGTAGCTTGTACTATTACAGGGGCGATGGTTGCTAAACGTTTGGGGCTTATCTCCTATAACACCAAAGGACTTATGAAGTATGCTTTAGGTCTGCTGAAAGAGAACCTGCGTAGTGTCGGTGATATGAGCATGTCTGTACAAGAGACTCTTAATAACTACCTACACGATAACTGGGGTAGCATTCTTAAAATACGTAGCACTGATGACTTACGTAAGCCTCAAGATAATGGGTTAGATGAGCTAGTAATTCCAGAAGTTGATCCTAGAGTTCGTTTAGTAGGTAGGTATGAGACAGACGTAAAGATGTTATACCTTACCCCAAAGCCTTTGAAAGCGTGGTGCGGTAGGCAAGATATAATCTATGCTTCTTTCTTGGCAGAGTTAACCTCGCATATGAAAGCTAAGTCAATCACCATGCGGCTTACCAAGGGTACATCTACGCAGTTACCACCATCGCGTGTAGTAGCTGTAGACTGCTCTAATACTCCTTTAGATGAGCCTGCTGATGCTTAGACTGGATGACCTTGATCCTGACGGAGTTAATATAATAATTGACTGGGGCAAGATGGTTGTAGGAGCCTCAGTCTTTATACCTTGCATAAACACACAAAAAGCCACCACACAGTGTAAAAATATATTTAAACGTAAGTGTTGGCAACTAGAAATTAGAGTTATAATACAGGATAACAAGTTAGGAGTACGTATCTGGCGAATCCTATAGCAGTTCACCCCTTTCTCCCTGCTCGTTTCCGAGGCGGCAGGGAGTTTTTTTAGTCAAACAAACTAGATCTGTCGTACTCTTTACGTTCTTGCTCTAGTACTTTCTTCATCATCGGACTAAGCGTGGTGCCATTGTGCATCTTAGCTGTTGTTCTCTGGTGTCCTGTATAAGATCGCTTTAAAGATTCGTAGGTTATCCGTGCGCTTGGGTGTCTTTTACTAAACTCTTTCATTTCTTTAAATACTTTTTTAGACTCTGGGTAATCTCCCTGCCTACGCGCTACATAATACTGTTTTAATAACTTAGACCTTTTCTTTGTAACAGCTCCGCTAATCTTTTGCTCTATGTTAGTTTGTTCCTGTGCAAATGTGTACCCTGTAGGAGGAAACCCAACCATACCTGAGAAGAAATCACCTGAAGTAAGATCATCGTAGATAACATCCCCACGCCTAGTCTTAATAGCGCCTTCTTGTTGATATCTACCTATAGGGCTGTTTCTTACCACGTTTGTAATTCCTGCGGGCAAAAGGCTTTCTATTCCTCGTTGAAGCTCTCCTTCAGAAAAGTCTTTACCTGCACGAATAAACCGTTTACCTGTACTAAATGCAGGGCCACCAAGGTGATGAAATATATCTTCTTCTACAGAAGCATCTCTACTGTACCTGTTGGCTTCAAATAATAAGTTGTTAAGCCTAACACGTTTTGAGAAGTCTATACCTAAAGCGTTTACCGCTGGCCCTTTGTACCAACCTTCACCAAAGTACTTACGCACCACAGTATCTGCATCGTCCTCTTCATCATCTAGGTACAAGTCCATTGCTAAAGCGACTGCACCATAAAGTGGCATACCTTGTATTCCTGCTACTAGAAGGGCGGATAGATGCATAGCACGAACCTGCGCCCACGCTATCTTCTTTAGTCGCATACGCTCTTTTTTCTGGGGGGCAGTCTCATTTTTTGGAGGAAAAAACTGTAAATCTATAGCTCTTTTGCCTACCTTAAACATCGTGGTGTACATACGCAAACCGTAGTTCTTATACATAAACGCTACACGACCAACACCTTCTGAAGATATTCTAGAGCCAGTTTCTAATACTGCTCCACCGTTGTATTCCTGAGACATGTATAAAGCATTCTCTGAAGCTTCTTCTTGTAACTTTTTACGTAGCTCAGTAAATTCAGGGTCACTCATTAGTTTTTCCTTTGGCACCCCAGATTTTTTTATAAGAGATTCAAGGGATAGCTTGTACCCAGATAGTAATGTGACTTGACGGTTAAATCTCTCCCCTGCGTTAAACATAATTGCAGAGACAGCGGAGACGCTGTTTAAACCTTTTTCGGCAACGTTAGCACGGGCTACGCGCCCCGATGCTTTCATACCTACCTTTTCTCGTAACCACTCAAAGCTTTGAGTGCCCTCATCTAGTCCCATAGCATCTGCTAAGTAAGACTGTGTAAGGTACGACCTTTCAGAAGCCATAGTAATTAAGTTAATTAGTGGCCCATATTCTTTAGCGATAGCAGGGTCTACGTCTTTCTTTAGAGTGTAAGTAATCTTACCAAAGTTGTCGTTAGGTTTTCCCCCAACGGTTTCAGTGGTATCTTGCTTCATATCGTAATAACTGTCTATCTCGTTACCAGAAGACATTACCATAGCTATAGCTTCTGTCATCGCTTTACCTGCTTTTATATGTCCAAACTCAGCACCTAACATGGGGCCGACAAACAGGGGTAACTGACTAAGGTTAACTAACGCTGAAGATGCGTTAAAACCAATGGTGTATATAAAGGCTAATTGGTTAGCGTTCTTTACTACTCCCTCTAGCGCCTTTCTCTCCGCACCACTAACCGCAAACTTAGCTCGTGCTAGCATATCATCGCCAATAGCAGTGGTGGTATCACTGTTAGGGTTGTTTTCAGACAACTTAACTTGCTTTTCTCTTATCTCCACTTCTAAAGCACGAATACGCCCACCTATATCTATTCGCTGTACCTGACGAGCTATATCAAAACCTTTAGATCGCATAGCTAGTATGGAATCGTGCTTGTATCCTTCAAGACCTTTTCTAGTCTTCATTGATTTAGCAAAAGATGTCTCTGGTAAAGAATCAATAAACAAGTTCATAATTTCATTTTGTATTGACTCGTCTACATCTCCCTTAGCTAAAGTACTAAGTACCTCTGACACAAACGAGTTAGGAGGAGCGTTCTCTCTAAAGTTTCTAGCGTTTAAATCTCCGTCTGTCATTTTTATTGTTTTGGGATCAACACCCAAAATCTTTATTTCCGCAACTGCCTTTTCTCGGTCTTTCTTACTCTCAAACATTTCTACTACGTAGTTATCTTTATCGTCTCGTACTACGTTCTGCCCTTTTTCTCTAGCAGGGGTATAGGATAGTTTGTATTTACCTTCACGTACTAGAGGGAAATAAACGTCTAAAGCATTGGTATCAAACATTCTGTCAAAGACAGTTACCTGTAGTTTGTCTGCCTCTTCTTTACCTAACACCTCTTCCATACGACCAGTAATAACTTTCTTCATCTGGAGGTACTGCGTCTTGTACACGTCACGCATTTCTATATATTGGTTTCTAGCGCCTTGAGATATTGATGTCCATACTTTTTGCTGTTCGTCCCATATAGCTAACTTTTCAGGGTCTTTACCGTACCGTTCTTCAGCCAAAGCTCGTGTTTTTATCGTGGGATCTACTTGGTGTATAGTCGAACCTATATCCCGTGAGTATATTATTTGGTCTATTATTTTCTGTTCCGCAGGATTTTTCATAGCCCACTTGGAGGCTTTCTCTACCGCCGCACTCATTAATTGGTCAGCTTGGTTTGACTTACCACGCAGTAATAAGACTAGTTTACGTAGCCTAGTACCCATATCTCCATAGCCTTTTGCGCTAGCTACGTCACCTACAGCTTGAATATCTAGTAGCTGTAACGCTCCCCTTTTAGTAACCATATCGGTAACTGAATCTAAGAAAGTGCCACCTTCTATACCAAACTCTTCTCTAAACTTTTTCGTTGGAGGAGCAAAGCTCTTTTGCACTACTCCTAACTCGTTAAGTATCTTCTCTACACCGTCTCGCGTTCCTAACTTGTAAGTACTACCTGCTCCACGAGTGTCAGGAGAAGTAGCCAAGAAAGCTATTATAGATTGGTCTAACGTATCCAATGCTCCAGAGTTTGTCCCTGCGCCTATCAAGCTACGTATAAAGTTAGTTACAGCTCTAAAGAACCTGTCCAACGCACTAGTGGCTGAACCATCAGGGTTTAATCCCGCTAGTTTCTGTTGAAATTCAGAGTTACTAAGAGCTTCAGATACAAATTCTTTTAAGCTACGTGCGCCATATGCAGAGTCTAGATTTGGTTTAGCTTCGTTGTAAAGTGTAGTTAACTTCTTAGTCATAGGATGAGACAGGTTGTCTAGTACCTTATCTACTGAGGCATGAGTTGCCTCGTGCAGTACCGTATGTATAAACACTTCTCCATCACCTACTATGTTAACAGTACCATCAGAGGACACAAAAGATTGATCTCCGTCAGCAAACTTAACTTTAGTATTACCTACTGATTCTGACAAGACACGAGCTATCTGCTTAGTTCGCATGTCTGAAGCCTCTGCGCTTACAAGCATTAAAGCGGCACGTAAATCACCTTTCTTGAGTGCGTTCTTAGCCTTAACAGAAACTACACCATCTAAAACGTTTACGTAGTTATTAGGTAATAGAGAAATATCTCCTTTGGTAAGTGTTATCTTGTTTCCTGCGGCTAGGTATTCTTCCTGCAACCTAGCACTTTCAGCGGCCTGTTTAGCTTTAAACTGAGGGCTATTATCCTCAGTAGCAGGAGGCTTAGACTTATCAAAGGTTCCTTCCATATCGGTAAGAGCTTGATCGCGAGCATCTTGTTGTGACATACCTTCACTTTCGTACTTTTTTCTAG